TTATTTGATCTCCTGCACTTGCTGATGCAGGTAATGTTACAGTACAGGCATTAGAAGTAGTGTTTATCCAATAACCTTTTCCTGCTACTGCTGATAAAGTTGTGCCAGTTACAATGCTAGATTGCCATTCAATACCACCGCCTACAAATGTAGCACCTGAAGCTACAGTTACTGTATCTCCAGATTTACCAATAGTAATAGTATTAGCATTTTCATTAATAATATTATTGCCGTCTTGGTCTTGAATTGTATCTACTTTAATTATGCTTGACATATTATACTAACTCCCAATTCTGTATTGTTTCGTTCCAAATATAATAATTGTTATTATCAATTTGTTCTTGTGTCAATGTAGGCATAGCAACTGGTGCTTCCCAAATACAAGTATCTTCATTTAAAATCCAAGAATTAAAAGGTTTAGGTGCTATAAATGCGTCTCTTGTTTGATCATATTGAAAACCAACACCAGCAAAGTTTTTTCTTATATTTCCGTTATATGAAGTTTGTTTCCAAACATCTCTAGTTTTATAAAGGTTGTTTAAAAAATCTGCTCCAGCTTGTTCTGTTGTAGCAATATCATTATGTACTACTTCAACTCTTTCAACTATATTTCCTATTCCTAATTTTGCAAAATGTGCCATATAAATCTCCTATGCTGTGTAACTTCCACTTGCTGTATATGTTAAAACTTTATAAGAACCATGATCTGCAACTGTTGGCGAACCTGTTGTTGTTCCAGTATATTGAGAAGCTAGTATTCTTAAAATAACAACACCTGAACCTCCACTACCTCCAGTAAGATCGTGTGAACCACCACCTCCACCACCTGTGTTTGCAGTTCCATTTTGTCCTGCATTAGCATTTCCTGGAATAGCATTTCCATCTCCACCACCGCCTGCTCCACCAGTTCCTGATGGGAGAGTATCTTTTCCTGATCCACCGCCACCTCCACCTCTTGTAACTGATGAACCTGTGATTGATGAAGCAAGACCATCTCCACCATTTCCTCCAGCACTGCCTGTTCCAGCTGAACCAACAGCACTAGCTCCACCTCCGCCACCACCACCATTTTGTGGAGTAGCAACAGCACCTGCTCCTCCAGCAAAACCTTGATTAGCAGTTCCTGAACCACCTGTTGCAGCAGGTGAAACAGTAAAACCTCCACCGCCTCCACCTGAACCTCCAGCAGAACCTGGATTTCCCTCTCTACCACCAGCACCACCTCCTGAAGATGTAATAGTTGTTATACCTGTTCCAGAAATAGATGAATCAGTACCATTACTTCCATTAGGACTTCCACCAGCACCACCTGCACCAACTGTTATTGTGTATACTTCTCCTACGGTTAATATTAAAGATGTTTCAGTACTTCCGCCACCACCTGATGTTTCAGTAAGATATGAATTTCTATATCCTCCAGCACCACCTCCTCCACCTGCAAGTTTACTAGCACCTCCTCCACCACCGATAACTAAAAAATCAACAGATGCTATTGATTCATCTGTAACATCATCATCTGATATAGGAATCCAACCTTTTGTTGCACCTGAATAAACTATATTAACTGTTTGACCTGATGTATTATATACAGGCTCAATAGTTCCACCTTGATAATTTAAACTATTAAGATTTATAGTAACTGTATTAGTTCCCCAAGTTCTAGCGTAATCAGTAAAAATTAACTGATCCCCAACTGAAGCAGAACCAGGTAAAGTAATTGTACAAGCGTTTGAAGTAGTATCTATCCAGTAGCCATTACCAGCAACCGCAGATAATGTAGTTCCTGTTACGATTGTAGATTGCCAAGCAATAGAAGCAAAGCCAGATGCTGTACCATTATTAGTTAATGTTGCACCACTAGGAATAATAAAGTTATCTCCGCTATCTCCTAATGTAATGTCTGTTCCTGATCTTGGTGATATTTTATTTACTTTTATTTCACTCATATTTTATACCTTTGGGTATTTATTTTTAATTGTTTGTATTGTTGCTTTCCAACCATCAATACCATTATGAAATATATCGTCTAATTGATCTGCCATTGATGGATATTCATTTGCTCTATCTCTTTGATATTGCTTTGCATTATATTCTGCAATTAGTTCTTGTTGTTTAGCAAGTATTTCATTTGTAGGAATAGGTGTAGTTCCATTATGCCAAGTAATTTGATTAATATCATCAGCATTAATAGAAACTTCTGCTTTTGGATTTATTTTTTTAATTGCTGAAATTATATCTATCATTATGCAGATACCTCTATAACTGTTATTGTTGATAAATTTCTTGGTCTTCCTGATGAATCTTCGTCACTAACTGTTCTATTTAAAGCAAAAGTTCCACCACTTTCTATTAACCATTGAAGTTTGTAGGTAAGTTCACTTGTAGAATTTGGAGTATCTAAATATAAAAGTGCTTGATTATACATTGTAGATGCGTAATGACCTTTTATCCAAAAAGTTCCTCTATCTCTACTTCCAGCAGCATCACCAATAATTCCTGTACTATCTCTTAATAATTTAATCGAAGATATATAACCATTTGATGGTTCTACATTTAAACTTACTTGAACTAAAATTTTAGAACTTGCTGATGTTGGAGTTATAGCAACACTCATACCAGTAATATCAGTATAAGTAGTTGAGGTAGTTGTTGTTGTATCAGTTTTAGCTGTTGATACAACTTGTAAAACTTTTCCACCACCAGCTTCTGCAAAAGTATTATCTCCTCTTAAAAAAGTAGTAGCATCTTTTGTTCCTGTTGCTGAAAGTTTGGCTAAAGAAACTGATCCATCTGGAAGTGTTAAAGTACTATTTGATGTATCTAATGTTACACCTGAAGGTACTGTTACAGTATCTCCTGAAGCTCCTATTGTTAAGCTTGTACCTGATTGTGGTTCTATTGCATCTACTTCTATTTTACTCATTATACGATTACCAATGTTCCTGTTACTGTTACTGTGTTAGTGAAAGTTACTGGTCCTGCAAGAACAGCATTTTCTAACACCATATTTTTATCTAATGTACTTGCATGATGATAAACTGTTTCTGTAGCAGGATTATCTCCAATATATTCTTGTCCAAAAATATTCATTTTATCTCCTATGTACTAATTGAATCAACTCTACTAATCCAAACATCTACGCTTGATGCAGCACTTGATTGTCCTTTAAGAACATCTGTATTCTGCATAACGACTTTAGAACCTGATTGTATTAGTTCAACTGAACTAGCAGCAGGTAAACTTAAGTCTTTAACAAGGTATCTATCAGTAGAACCTGATTCTGAAATCCATACGCTAACTGTTACAGCAGCAGCTGTTATGTTAGCAAGTCTTAATCCAACAATAGCATCATCACTATCTGCTGTGAGAAGTGTAGTTGCTGAGTTTGTTATTTGACCGCCATCTGATTCAAAATCTTGTGCCATATTTATCTCCTTATAATGCTATTGCCATAGCAGTTGCAAATCCTTTTGAGGCTGCATTTGTTATTTTTGTTACGTCTATACTATTTACACCAAGTGTGATTGTTCCGCTAGTAGTAATTGGTGATCCACTAACAGAAATTTCTGAAGAACCAGCATCTGCCACAGCTACTGAACTTACAGTACCTGTAAACTGAGGTTGTACTTGAGAAAAAGTAATATTAACACTACCAATGCTTCCACTATTGTCAGTTGTGCATAAATAGATTTTATCTGCATTAGTTGAACCTTCTTGAACAATAACTAATTGTCCAGCTAGTTCAGCTACAGTATCAAAGTTAGGATCTCTACTTGCAGTACCACTTACAGGTACTATGTATATACCATTTTGAGTTTGATCTGTTTGATTTTTAACTAAAATTTTATTACCTGTTGCTAATGTAATACCATCTAAAGTATCTCCATTTTCTAAATCTGTAGATAAATTAATGTTTGCTGTAGTAGCAACTCTTGTAATGATTCTTGTTTTTAATCCTGCAACCAAATCATCAACATAAGTTTTTGTAGTTACATCAGTTCCTGATGATGGACTTGGCATACCTGTAATTGTACCGCCAGTAATTGCAACATTACTTGCAGCTTGAGTAGCCATTGTACCTAAACCTAAATTAGTTCTTGCAGTAGATACAGAAGTTACATCAGATAAATTATTTGCTTTAACTAACTTAGCATCTAATTGTGTTTGAACAGCAGAAGTTGTTCCAGATAAATATCCTAACTCAGTAGATGTTACTGAACTTGCAGCAACCTTTCCTGAACCATCTGAAGTTAATGCTTTGTTAGATGTAAGATCAGAAGATGTGATTGAAGTAGCAGCACCTGTGATCGTAGCTTGTTTACCATCTATTTGAGTTTGTAATCCACTTGTTACGCCTGATACATAACCTAATTCAGTTGAAGTAACAGATGATACAGCAACTTTACCTGAGCCATTAGATTCTAATGCTCTACTTGCAGTTAAGTCTGAAGATGTAATTGTTGTAGCACCACCAGTAATTGTTGCTTGTTTAGCATCAAGTTGAGTTTGAATATTTGATGTTACACCATTTAAATAATTAAATTCTGTATTGTCAACTACACCTGTTCCTAATTTAGCTGCATTAATATTTGCACCTGTAGCAACTTGTGCATCAGAAATTAATTCTGTAGGTAATGAATTATTAGATTTACTTAAAATACCAACATAAACATTTGTAATAGCTTCATTAGATAATGAACCACTATCCCAAGTTATATTAACTGTTGTATTTGTAGAAAATGTTGAACTAGATATTGTTCCATAAATTGTACCAGGTGTTGGAGCAATAACTTTTACTCTACGACCTGCATGATAAATTGAAGTTACATCAACTCCAGAAATTGTAAATGATGTTGAAGAAGCATAAGTAGATGTATAAGTACCATCTCCATCTCCATATTCAATCCATTGTGCATCATTATACCATTCTCTAGTATTAACCATTAATGCACGAATAGCATTATTAAGTTGAGAAGGTAACATTCCTTCTGCAACACTTATTCCATTTAATGTTGTATTACTTAAATTTGTTGTTGAATAGTCTTTTATACCAGCCATTTTATTCTCCTATAAACCAAGAAAAAGCTTTATTGTTTTCTGTGTTTTTTTCGTTAATTAATGTATTAATTGCTTCTTCAATTTGTCTTTGAAAAAACTCTTGAGCTTCAAAACTATATCTTACATTATCTATATCTGTTTTATCTGTCATAAATCAATTGTAATTTAGTGTTTGGTAAAATTATCTAATACCAGATTTAACCGCAGTAAGATCAATGCCTTGTCCGTGATTAAATATTGTACCACTAGGTATTTTAACATTAGCTCTAAAATATCTACCAGATTGCCTAACTGGATTTATACCACTATTTTTCATAATAGCAGAATTAGATTCAGTTGGTGTATCAGCTAGACGTTCTCTTGTTTTTATTGTTACAGTTGCTTCAGCATCAACAATAGGTCTTATACCTGTTATTGAAGCTCTAGCTCCTGGAAATACTTCTACTTCAGAAGTTTCAATTTCTGAAACATTAGCTGTACCTGAAAAAATAGCAGCTTTATAGTTATTATCTATTGCACCTAAATATCTTTGTCCACCAGACCAAAAATCAGTATCTAATGCAATATTAATATTTTCTAAGTTTTGTGAAATAATGTCCATCAATTCTACAGTATAAGCACCTACGAATTGTGAGAATATAAAACTAGCACTAGCTTCTGCTAATGACCATTTTTGTGTAGCATAATTATAAACAATTATTCTATCACATATACCAGTAGTATTATTAGTATTAGAAGCTGAAGGATATAGCCATAAAGCTAATTGGTTAAATGGGTCAACTGCTGCTACAATACGATCTGTAAAAGCTTTGTTTAAATCTAAGTCAAAAAATCTATTAACTTTTTCTGCTCCTATTGGAACTATGTTATCACCTTGTATTTCATAGAATCCGTCTTCAGCATAAAAGAATACTCGTCTGTTATCTTGGCA